GGCCTAGCTTGCGCTGTAAAAGTGCGAGTAAAGTCTGACGAGCTCCACCTCCAACCATGGGCAACACATCCTTTGTAGGGATTATTGCGTACAGGTTGGCACCTAGCACTCTCCACCATTTTGCTAAGGTGGGGATATATTTAGATGCTAGAACTAACGATCTCTGGTCGAGATCGGGAATTCTGTAGTCCCCCTTATATATAGGACGGGGGAGAATTCCACCTACCGGCTCTTGCGGATGAAAAAACTCCGCTAACCGGTGGTCAAAGCTCATGAGGTACTCTCCGCGGTCGTTTTCCCCTATTAATTTTAGATAGGCATAATACCTATCTGCAAGGGACAAACCTTGTGGATTAAAACCAAGACCCCCGACAAAATCGGGGATCGTCCACATGGCCTTTGCAACTTTTCGTTGCTGGGGACGACATAGAAGAAGAGCACGTTTACCAAGTAATCGAATGATATCGAAAAAATTATCATCCGACAGATTGCGCCACTTAGGTTGGGGATAAACCTTATCCTTTGTGATCAGCTTGCCAGCAAACTCGGCTAACAACCGAGAGTTAAGGCTTTTGGCCTCAGAAACTGGACAACCAAGCTCGTTCAAAGCCGCAATATACTTGGTATACAATCCATCGTTCAGGATAACTACGTCATCGCCTAAAACAAAAAACTCATGGCGGTGTTCTCCATCATTAAGGTGGAGCAGTAGTAGACCATGTGTCAAAGCAAATGATGAAAAGGACGGGTAAAGCCCCAAGGGTTGCCCCTTAGACCATTGAATAGTGGTCTTTCCCATTCGCCATGGTGCCCTAGAAAGGAACTTAAAGAGTCCCACGTAGTCCCTGGTTGTTTTTAAAACCAAGGCTTCTAAGACACTAACCTGAAGGGACAGCGGAAAATAATCAGTTGCTGAACTCAGATCGACACAATGAACGATTTTGCCAGACGAAAGGTGTCTTTGCACATAAGGTATAGCTTTGCTTTGTAAATGGGTACAATCCCACGGAAGCCTTTGCAAAAGGGCATACAAAGCGTCTCCTAGTGGCCGTAAGGCCATTTGGTAAACCCTGTTAGGGTTAGCTACAGACCGCAATTTGTAACCGGGTTCTTGGATGAACCCAATTGCGCCAACAGTATCGATTCTTGGGCCATGTGGTCCAATCGAGTCATATGCTGGTTCCCACGATCCTTTAACATCTTCAAAAATCGTGCGGAAGTTCCTCATCGCAGTTTGCCCATAGTATGATAGGTGTAAATCCATCCACTGGGTCATCCAGTGCGTAGACTCAGGATGAGTCTTACCATCAATTGATGGTACCCTCTTTTCAGACGAGGGACGATACGTCCAAAATGGCGGAGCTGGTCCTAAGACCAGGCGTTCTCCTAAGGATCGGGCCTGTTCCACAACACCTTTCTCTATTCCATTGGGTAATGGAAGATCTTGCGCGGTCACACCATTGATGAATTTCTCCATTTGTTGGTC